CAGCGCCAGACGATGGATTTGCAGCCTCGGTTGTTCCAGTGGATGCGGCGGTAAAACTCTCCGCACTCACCGCAGAAAACGATCTGGGCAAAGCAGTGTTTGCAGGAGTAGCAGTGTCGTTTGCCGTTTTCGCTGGTATGGACCACGCGCCTGCGGACCAGCTCCTCTTGAACCAGAAGGAAAATATCCTTCGGGATGATGGCTTCGTGGTCGCCCTCCACGTAGTACTGCGGGACGGTGCCATTGTTCTTGATGCGCTTCTTCGTCAAGAAGTCCGTGGTATAGGTCTTTTGAAGGAGCGCATCACCGATGTATTTTTCGTTGCGGAGAATCTTGTTGATGGTGCTGGAGTACCATTTGGTTTTGCCTGCACCGGTAAGAATGCCGTCAGCCTCAAGACCGGCAGCAATCTTATCCATGCTAAGGCCCTGCAGGTATTCCCGGTAGATGCGCCGAACGATCTCAGCCTGTGCCTCATCGATGACAAGGTTTCCGTCAGCGTCTTTAGTGTAGCCGAGGAAGTGATTGTGGTTGATCTGCACTTTGCCTTGCTGGTAGCGATACTGAATGCCGAGCTTCACGTTTTGCGAAAGGCTCTGACTTTCCTGCTGGGCAAGGGACGCCATAATCGTAAGGAGTACTTCGCCTTTGGAGTCCATTGTGTTGATGGCTTCCTTCTCGAAGAAAACCGGAATGTTAAGGTCTTTGAGCTCTCGGATGTATTTCAGGCAGTCCAGCGTGTTACGGGCAAAGCGGCTGATCGATTTGGTGATAATCATATCAATGTTTCCGGAATGGCATTCTTCAATCATGCGGTTAAACTCGTCACGCTTTTTTGTGTTAGTGCCGGTGATGCCGTCATCCGCGAATATGCCAGCCAGTACCCATTCCGGATTCTTTGAAATGTACTCCGTGTAATGCTCGATCTGAGCATCGTAGCTGGTGGCCTGCTCATCGCTGTCAGTACTGACGCGGCAGTACGCTGCGACTCGGAGCTTTGGCTTTTCAGCCTTTTTGATATTGTTCCCGACCTGTCTTTTTGCAGGGATGACCATGACATTTCCCATCAGCTCACCTCGCTTTCAATGAGGCTGTAAATGTATTCAGCCTGTGTCGCCGGGTTATCGTAGTGCTTTGTGATGTTCCCGACTGTAAAGAGCCTCGGTATGGTGATGGGCTTTTCTTTCGGAGTCCGGTTCAGCCTCCCCAGAGCGGCGGCCCGTTTGAAAAGCTCCGCCTGTGCATTCTGGAAAACAGTCTCGTCAATGATGGCCGGGTAGAAATCGTCTCCAATGTAGTGCTCTGTTTTTAGCAGACGCTTTGCGGTTCCGTGGTAGGTGTCGATTCCAGCCTCAGCTGCCGCGTCCTTCAGGCTTAGCCCGGTGAGATAGTTTTCATAGAGCTTTCGGAGCTTACCGGCAGCATCTTCGTCGATTACCGCGATGCCGTTTTCGATCCGGTATCCGTATGGTGTGTGTCCCATGTTCTTATATCCTTTCCTTCAGCGTAAGCCCGCATTTCAGTTCAAAGGCGATCTCCTTGCGTGAGAGCACCTTGATGCGGTCTACGGTATTTTCAAACAGCGCTTCATCGAAGTCCGTCAACATGGCGGCTTTTTCCACATACCGCAGCAGGTCTTGTGTGGCGTTAGCGTGTGCGCCCTCGCCGCCGATGGTCTTGCTGAGAGAATCCATCTCCTGACGGTAGCAATCTGCCTGCGAAAGAAGCGTGTTGTTTTCCTCGTTGTAAAGAATCTGGTCAATGTAGCCCTGTGCCATCAGCTTGGTCAGGGTTTCCCGCTGCTCGGCATTCTCCAAGAGCAGTGTCTGGATTTCCTGAATCCGGCGCATGGGCGCGTCCTTACACCCGCTTCTTAATGCTTCCAAGTAGGGCTTCAGGACCATGCTGTGAGCGAAAATCAGCTTATTGATCATCGTTACAAAAGCTGCCTTGACCGCATCATCCCTGATGTATTTCATGGAGCAGCGGTCCTTGTCCTCAATGTGGGTATTGCAACACCACGCAGCATATTTGTGCGTCGTGGTGGAGTGTATCCGGCGCTTAAAAGTATCGCCGCACTCGCCGCAGACGATCTTGCCGGAAAAGCAGTAGCGACTTTGGTATTTCTCGCTGCCCTTGATGATGCCTTTCTCTTTGCCGCGCTGCTCGACCAGTGCATTTGCGGTTTCAAAGACCTCACGGCTGATGATGGCTTCGTGGTGATCGGCCATCGCATACTGATCTCTCTGGCCGTAATTGACGTGCCGGTTAAACTGAGAATCGGTGTATGTTTTTTGAAAAATCACATCACCGGTGTATTTCTCGTTGCTGATCATGCCGCGCACTGTGGTAGGCGTCCAGCGTCCTCCCTTTTTGGTAGGTACGCCGTTAGCGTTCAGTTCCTCTGAAATGGCATGTGTGCCTTTGCCGGAAAGCACCTGATCATAAATCCAGCGGACTGTCTCGGCCTGTTCAGGATTGATGACCATCTGTTCGCCGTCCCATTCGTATCCGTATGGCGGGTAGCTGAGCTTGAAGGTGCCATTCTTGAACCGCCTCTGTATGGACCACTTGTTGTTCTCGGAAATGGATGTGGACTCTCCCTCGGCCATGCTGCTTAAGATGGCAAGAAAGAGCTCGCTTTCCATTGAGCTGGTATTCAGGTTTTCTTTCTCGAAATAGATCGGAATATCCAGTTCGAGGAGCTTGCGGACCATCTCCAGACAGTCCGTGGTGTTCCTTGCGAAGCGGCTGATGGATTTTGTGATGACAAAGTCGATCTTTCCGGCCTTGCAGTCAGTGATCATCTGAAGTAGCGCTGGCCGCTTTTCTTTCTTGGTGCCGGAGATGCCTTCATCAAAATACAGGCCTGCAAATTCCCAATCCTCGCGTCCGGCGATATAATTCTCGTAGTGGGTTTTCTGCGCTTCGAGGCTTTCCAGTTGCGCGTCGCTGTCAGTGGAGACGCGGCAGTAGGCTGCCACCCGGAGGACCTTGGTGGTGGAATTATTCTTGATGTCTCCACCTAATCTCGTGACCTTTTTCACGGTCTCACCTCCCTTCGGTAGTGTCTATCTATCACTCTAAAAGCAGTATTTATCAAGTCATTTTCGGCATAATCTCATGTAGAAACGGAGAGAAAGATTTCCGGTTCAGCGTCGTCAATTTGTTAAATTGCGACAAGGAAATAAGTCCGGCATCCAGCATGGATTTTGCGATGCTCTGGGCTCTGTAATAATCCACGTCCCGCTGGAACTGCTCGGCAGTAAAAAAGTGCTCCGTGGTAACGCCGTCAAGCGCAGCGGCAAGGTCCGTATCGGGTAATGTAATATGCGTCATTGATAATTCCTCCAGTCCGAGAGGGCTTCTCTCACTTTCCACTGGAGGCGGTGGATCTGTTTTGACGAAGGAAAGCATAAAAAAAGAGGCCCACCGCAGAAAAATCCACGATGGGCCAGAAAGTCAGGTTATTTCAGGATTTCATTCACACGGGCCTGAACCGCATAGTAGTCATAACCGGCTGCGGTCAGACGGTTCTTGCGGTCGGTACCGTTACCCCAGAGGCCACGGATGACCTCACGGGCAAGCTCGTCCACTGTCTTTGTGGGCTTGGCGTTTACCAGCTTAAGATCGGCAGCGTTGACCGGGCTGCAGATGGCGTTCTTTCCGTCCTCACTCTTGTCGATCACAACACGGCTGCCGTTCACCTGAAGGACGTACCAGTTCTTTGCCTTCACCCATGTCGGAATGGTCTGGCCCCCGTAATACTTCGTGCCGGTAATCTTGACGAGATCGCCCTTCTTGAAGGAATCGGAAGGCTGCGGGTCCGGCTGCGTCGGAACAGTCGGAGTCTGGCCAGAACCGGTGAATCCGTTGAGCTTGGCGTTCTTGATGATTGTCGGATAGTCCTTGTAGGCGATATCGGTATCGACGTTGCCGTTGATGCCGCTTACCTTGCCTGTGGAAGAACTCTGCCACATACCGAAGGCTCCGGTATAAGTCGGAGCGGAAGCCCACTGTGCCAGCCAGTGGTCAAAACGCTTCAGCTTGGAATCATCGAGGTAGTTCTTCAGCCAGTTGAGGTTGCTGTACAGGGAGCAGTAGAAACCGGCCTTTTCGATGGCGTCACCGAAGGCGATGACCATATCCGTCAAGACAGTCTTTCCGAGGCCCTGCTGGGTCTTGTCCTCCAAGTCAAAGGCCACCGGGTAAGTGAAGACGCCTTTATATTTCTGGAGAACACTCACGACATAGGCGGCTTCCTTTTTCGCAGCGGCCACAGAGGTGGCGTAGGCCTTGAGAGCGTTTGCCACGTTCTTCTCGAAGTATCCGTCAAGGCCGCAGGAGTTGCCATCTGCGGAGCCGTAGCCGAGGCGGATCATAGCGAACTTCACGCCATCTGCCTTGACCTTGTTCCAGTCGATTTCACCCTGCCACTTGGAAACATCGATGCCCTTGACGGTCGTGTCAGTGGAAGGCGTGGTCTGCTGGGTGTAGGTGACATACGGCAGCTTGCCGTGCTTCGTCCAGTTACGGCGGTTGTATCCGGAGACGTTCCTGTTGCAAGCGGTGATCTGGACCTTATTGTCCCAGCGAGGGGTGCATTCGACCGCCAGACCATCGCCCACATAGACGCCGATATGACCTTCCATCCAGACGGCCTCACCGATCTCGATCTTGGAGAAATCGGTCGTCACGTTCTTGCAGACCTTGATCATGCTGTCTGCGCCGATGTCCGGGACTCCGTTGGAAGCATAGGTGGCACCGCCGTAGATGGCGTTCTTGTCGCCGGACCAGCCCCAGAGGACGCCTTTGATGAGGCAGACGCAGTCAAAACCGAAGGTGTCGGCAGAGGCAGCGTTGATCATTGCGGTTCTGGTGGCCTGTTTGTTGTAGCTGTGGTTCTGGGTGTAACGCTTCTTATTGGTGGCCGTCATTGGCGCACCGAAGCAGCCCATCACATAGAGTGTTTTGTAGTTCTTTGCGATTTTCTTGAGCTTATTCGCAAGTTCAATGTTCGTCATCATTGTGCTCATCCTCCTTTTCAGCACGGTCATGAAGCTGTTCAAGCACTGCTTTCAGCTTTGCGGGAATCGGCAGACCGAGGTGGCCAGCGTTCTCGATGAGGGAAACACCCTCGTTGGAAATGTAGAAGAAAATGACGGCAGTACGCAGGACAGAGCCGGTACCAATAACATGTGCGTCGATGATGTGGGCGATGCCGACAAGGGCAAAAATAAGCACCTTTTTGAAGATGCCCTTGAAGCCGACTGCCGAGGACAGCTTCTTATCGACAACGGCGCACATGATGCCGGTGATGTAGTCGATGACCACAAAGGCCAAAAGTGCGTACAAAAGGCCGTCACATCCTCCCAAGAACCATCCGAGCCAACCGCCTACAGCGGCAAACGCAAGCTGAATGGTCGTCCAAAATTCCTTCATAGTGAAATCCTCCTTTGTTTTTTTAATAAAGCCATGACGGTTTCTCTGGTGCCGTCAGGGTATCCGTTACTTTGAGCCAGTCGGCATACCAGACCTGCAGCTCCGACTTCTGCTCATCGGAGAGACGGTCATACCAGAGCTGGCCACGATTGATATAGGAAAAGCACTCTGTTTCACGCCGCTTTCGCAGGTCGTCACAAAGTGCTTTTCGCTCGATTTCTTCGTTCTGTTGCTCGTCGTATGCGAGGGTCCCGTCTCGGACCAGATAAGACTGGAAGTGAGCCTCGAAGTGCTCGATGTCTGGTGGCTCCGGGACCTCAATGCCGCCGACGATGTTTCCTTCAAATGCGTAGGATGATACATAGCCGTTTTCAATTAGTACCTGCATAATGTGCCTCCTTATGTCAAACCGAACACCCTGCTGATCGTTCCGCTGCCTGTGCTGATGGTCAGCGTTACCGTTGAGCCGGAATATTTCAGGTTAAAACAGCGATAATAGGATTCGTCAGTAATCTGATACTTAACATCAGAGGTTGTGATCATCCCTTTCGGAACGACGATACCCGCTATAGCGGTTGCCGATCCCGGCTGTCCCAGAATCAGATAAGCATTGTAGTTTCCGTAGTTAAACGTGATGCTTCCGCTTGAAAGTGATCCGTTATAAAGCGATGTGCAGGTTATACCGAGATTGGTTCTTGCCACTGCTGCAGTAGTTGCTCCCGTGCCTCCATGAGCAACAGCAACGGTACCAGTGACATTAGTGGCTGTGCCATTGCAATAAACATTTGATCCGTCAGCATAAACAAGCCACTTACCGAGCTTGTAAGAATAAACTCCGTGGTTCGTTCCTCCTGAGCCGACGCCCATATAAACCGATACACCGGTGTCGCTTCTTGTAGCCCTGAAGCAAGCATCTTTATTTGCAGTGCCATGTTCAATCAAAAATCCACCCGCATTGGCATAAGTGGATTTCACTTGCCCGGTTACAGTGCCTCCAGCCAGAGGAAGCACAGCCAGATTGGTTCTTGCCGCAGCCGCCGTTGTTGCTCCTGTGCCACCCTTGGAAATAGGAACCGCAGCTGATAGCTTTGCAGGGGCCAGTGAACCTGAGAGCGTTGCTGCCGTGAGCGTCCCGGACACCTTGGCATCGCCCACTACATCAAGAGCGGCTTCCGGGGTGGGGGTATTGATGCCGACCTTCTGCTTTCGGAGGGCTACCAGCGGAGTGCCTTGTGGAATAACGTAATACAGGTCCAAAGATGAGAGACTGTTGAGCTGGTCCCGGATCTGAATATGAACATCCCACGACTGATCTGCTGCGAGACTTCGGAGTTCCAAGTTGGAATATGAGAACGATGTCCCGCTCTGGGTAACCGCCGAAAGGATGCTCACATATGAGCTGTACGATGTTGCGCTTGTTGCCTTGTATCGGTATCGCACATACAGCAGAGAGTTCTTTTGAACGCTGTCCACGGTGATAGCCGAGATTGAACCATTGAAAACCAGCTGCATTTCGGCTTCGATGTCGTTGGTACGCCGGAGCGTCAGTGAGTTCACCTTGGGCTTGGCGTAAGCCAGAACGGTGATGTTCTTCGAGACGCTCGCTGTATAGCCACGACTATCCGTAACCGTCAGGACCACCGCTACGGTTCCGCTTTTGGAAACCACTCCAACGGTTAGAGCATCACCAGTTGTGTTGGACACTGAGACGCCGTTGCAGGTAGCCGTATAGTTTGTGATGGTGGCGTTGTTTTTCGCTGTTGCCGTTCCGGGTGTGACCGTCAGCTTGGAGTAGCCTTGAATGAAAAGCTGATCATTGCCTGTGATAGCTGTTGTCGTTGTATAGCTGTCCGCAAATGTAAATCCGGAAAGCGTCGGGCCGGAGTTCGCTGCGGTAGTGGACACCGTTGCTGTCTTCGATGAGGTAGAGCCAATTTGCGTTGAGCCGCTGTAGGACGAAACTGCAAAGGTGCCTGTGAAGGACTTGATAGTGGACATCGCTGTTAGAAGCGTGGTCCTCTGTGCCGCCGTGAGCGTAACCGTCCGGTCTGCTGTTCCTTTTGACCACGACAGGCCGCTGATGGTGAGATACGCTGTTGAACCATTTTTGATGACCAGCGTATTCGTATAGCTGGCCTCATACACGGTTACATTAATTACCACCTTAACTGTGGCAGCATCAGCGGTAAGGGCTGTGACGCTGTTGACCACGGCACCTCCGAGCGTTTTTACCGTTGCAGCAGAGGATGTACCATAGACCTGATTGCTCTTTTTCCTCGCTCTGACTTTGATGTAGTAGGTCGTATTCGGAGAAAGCCCGGTGATGGCCTTGCTTGCTGAGGTCCCTGCTGTCGTGGAAAACTGCGTCCATGTGGAGCCGTTATCCGTACTGTACTGCCAGATATCCGCCGTTGCAGAAGAAGTCGCAGAAATCGTGACACCGCTGGCCGTAATGCTGGACGTTGAAAGTGATACCGTTGGTGCGGCACGATCAATGGTATCCAGCGTAATAGTCGTACTGGCAGTGATCGAGCTGATGGGCGTTCCACTGTAGGTGCCGGAAAACCTCCAATATGCAGAAAGGGCGACACCGCTTTTTGTGCCGTCTGCGTTGTGATTTACACGGACCGTTTTGGTCTTCAGGAGCTTTGTGTGCTGTCCGGAAGAGTAATCGGTGATGGCAGGAGCTGTGTAGGTTTCCGTGGTCCCGTTAATGGAAATAGTCGAGTCGGCACGGGAGCCAACCTCCAAGGTATAGTATTTCAAGTAAACATTCAGTGTCACATCCGAGTAGTTCCCAGTGACGCTTTGCGTGGCCGACCATGTGCAATACAGACCGAAGTTGTTTACAGGCAGATTTTGAAAGCTGCCGCTCAGTGCCATATCGGTTGCCTCCTTCCTTAGTCGAGAATTACGATGTTCAGGCCGTCAGAGGCCGTCGCCATCGGTACAAATTTTGTCTTGCCTACAGTGAGCTCACCGTCCACTGTAGTTTTCTTTGTCTGGGTCTCATCCTTGTTCAGGGTGAAAATGACCTCGTCGTTGTAGTAACCAGCAAATTCGGTATTCGTTATAACCGTCCGCTGGGACGACGCCGCATTGGAAACTGCGATGCCGTGCTTATCGATTTTGACCTCGTTTGTGTAAATCTCATTCGGTGCCGGGGTCCAGTTGTGAACCGTAGGACCTTCCACCATCATGATGTCGGATACATACAGCGAGGCGTACCGGTTGTAAATATAAAAAACGATGGTGCTGTCAGTGATGTCGTCGATCACGAGACTGAAATCCTTCCAGCCGAAGGTGGTCGTCTGGTTGAAGAAGTAGGCGTACTTATTGCCGTTGTACTCCACCCGGATGTAGCTGGTATAGCTCGCCTTCGTCTTCTTTGCCCGGAGCGAGAATGCGTAGGACTGTCCGGTGACAAGGCCGGTAACCGTCTGCTTGAGCGTGGACGATGAGCCCAGCACAAAGCAGCTGTCGGACGTGGTGTTGTTTTGCGTATCCGTTGAGGTATCAACCGTAACAGTACCGGTCTTCACCCAATCGTCGGAGATGCCGTTTAGACCCGCTGAGTTCTGGATGAAGTTCAGACCGCCAGCATACTGGTTCGTGACCTGAACCGTCAGGCCGTCAATGGTCTGCTGAAGCTGGGACATCTGCGCTTGCATTTCCAACACAGTTTGGTGTTCATTTCCGAGGTTGTCCGAGACCGTTTCAAGAGTCTCTGTCATGGTCCCGACGTAGCTGTTGAGGCCGTCGATGGTGCTTTGCAGCTCTGCGCTCTTTGTGGTGAGAATGGAAATGGTGGTGCGGATGGTTTCGATGTCGTTCTGCACGACCCATTCCGCACCGTTCCATATCTTTGTTTCCGGAGGCGATACCGAGGTGTCCACCCAAAGCTGTCCGACATAGGGGTTCTCTGGAGCCGTTTCGGAAGCCACCACATCACAGATGTTTTTGATTGTGATTTGGCCTATCGCCCTCATGGAAGCACCTCCTCAAATATCCACCACGACCATAAAGGTTGCTTTGGTATCGACGTCTGAGGTAGAAACGGACAGCGTCTTTCCGGTCTTGCTGCCGTTTGTGCCCCATGCAGTATCAACGGCTCCGTCCTTGTCGTACTTGGTCCATGTGTAGGTGCCGGTTCCAGTAGCGTCCACCTCGACACCGGCCTGATAGCAAACCGCTGTCAGAACCGTAGTGCCGACGCCGTTCTTGAAGACGTCACCGCCGGTCGAGGTAACAATGACCTGAAGCGGATCGGAGTTATCGATGAAAGTGCAGACATCGTAGAATTTGCTGTTGTAGGTGGCCGAAGCGGAATCGGTATCCTTGGCGCAGCAGCGGATGACCGCATAGCTTTCAACGGCAGCCGCATAAAGCGTCAGTGTGGCGGTGGTACAGCCGGAATACATATTTGATGTGTTCGTCAGTTTCCTCCAGCCGGTGCCGAAATCAGCATCGTAGCCCGTGGAGGAAGAAGATGTTACCGAAGCGTCCATCATGGCCCACTTGTAGGTGACGTTTGTGGTATCGACCGTGGACCCACGCCAGAGCTCGGCCTTGGCGGTCAGGCTCGTCACTTCCGCATTCTTGAAGACGTTTCCCTTCGGGGTCATAACGAGCAGATCGACAATGCCGCTGCCGTTTACGACACGGGAGAAGGAAATGGAAAGTGGATGGACGAGATCCAGCCCGGTGCTGGGGTCTCTATAGGTGATTTCGCACTTGAAATCCACGCCGGGAAGCCCAGCCATAATATTGGCCTTTACCGTGAGGATATGGTTTTTGGTGCCGCTCAAGGCGTAGTTGCCGCCTGTAGTGATGGGCGTGGTAGAAGTACCCTGATACCAGTTGACAGACTGCACGTTGTCCGAGGTGATCTGATCCGTAGTCGTTCCTATGACATATAGGCTGGGCGTCAGCACCAGATTGGTCGAGGCCCAGTTTGGCGCATAGCTTGCGTTGTCCGGGTTATACATCTGGGTCTTCGGATGATTGGAGCCGATGTAGCCGGTCAGGGTCAGGGCGTCATTATAGTCAATAATCGTAAATTGACCTTGTGCTCTACTCATGAGAAAAACCTCCTTAATCAGCCGAGTAAGCTGTTTCTTGTTGTGGTGTCAATGAGATCGCAGAAGAAGGTCGCACGAACATTGACATCGTCTCTTGTGATATTGATGGATTTGGTCCCACCGAAGTGGGCGTCGTTCCACGCCTGATCCGCTACCGGATCGTCAGACACTCTTGTCCAGATAAACTGGTTCGGGTCAAGGCTGTCTGTCACATTCGTATCCCACGAAAAAACGACAGCGGAAAGCGTGGTCTGAATATTGTTGTTCTTGAAGATGTTCCCGTTGGAGGACGTTATCACCAGCCGGTACATCTTCTGTTCCTCAATCTCGGTGATCCGCTCGTTTGTCTCAATGACGGATTCCGTAGTGGCGTAGGCCCGAAGCACGACCTCGCCGGTTTCCAGATCCCAATAGGAGGACCCGTCCTGCGAGGAAAGCACTCCGGCCTTGATGATGTTGGCAGCCAGAGAACCAGCAGTAATGAAATCAGCGACAATCTGTCCGTCAGAGGTGATTGCCGTTTCAAAGGGGCCGTTGTAGCCGTTATGGGAAAAGCCGAGGCCGCCTACATTCCACCGCCAGATGTTTACGGCAGAAGCAATGTCCGGAGCGTCCATAACAAGCAGCTCATAAGGCTGCCCGTTTTCGGAATCCGTATGGATCACCACATAGCCGCCGGTCTGCCCGGTGATGAGGCTCGTCGCTCCCTGAATGGCAGCGGTCATCAGAGCCGGAAACCGGTCCACCTTTGAAGAAACCGCCTGTGCAGCGGCTTCGGCAGCAGATACCGAATTGATCAGGTTTGCCTTGGCGTTTCCCAGCGTAATGGCCACATACTTTTCGGAGAGCGTATCGTAAACGGTCTTTATGACCTTTGCCTTGGAAGTAATGCCGAGAGCCGAGTGCCGGATCGTCACCGTGTCGCACAGAGATACCCGCTCAAGAACGGCGGCATATTCCGGCTGCTTCCACAGCGGTTCAAAGGCGACCGTGAGTGTCGGAGCAGTTACGCCGAGCGGGTTTCGAGCAAGATAGCTCGTGGCCCTTGCCCGGAGAGCGTCCTCTGTAATGGTGTCTCCGAACTCGAAATACTCCGTGAAGTCTTTGATCAGCGTCTTTCGCCGCACAAGCTCGGAGCCTGTGATTTGAAGCAGAACTTCCGGCAGCGTGACCACAGTTTCGGTTCCGTCCTCGGCTGTCTGGACCGCATACGGAAGCATATCCGTGTAAACATCAGTGTTGTCGCTGTCGTGTTCCAGCTGCGTGAGGTTCTTTCCGTACTCAATCACCACGCCGGTATCATGACCACGGCCCTGATGATGAATGACTCTCCAGTTGTCCCACTCGTATTCGCCGCCCCAGAGATCCAAAAAGGAACCTGCCACACCGCCGAGGCAAGCTCTGACGCTCTGCGGCTTGGAAACCGAGAACGACTTTGCTTCGGAGTATTCGGTCTGGCAGGTGAAATTGTGAGGCGTCGCAGTTTTCTGAAAGACCCGCTGCATCGCCAGAGTCGGTGAGATGCTTTGTGCTTCCCATCGGAGGGCTGCGATATTCGAGAGGTCATACGACAGATGCTGGGCATAAACCGTCACGACACCGTTCAGCGGAGTGGTAATCCTGTAGATGCGGAAAGCCTGATCACTGGCGGTGTCGTTGGGCTTGGCCTTGATCAGACGCTCGTTTGCCAGAAGCTCATAGTTCTGACCGGTCATCGGATACTTCATCACCAGCTCAAAGGCACCGTTGCGCTCCTCGGTCACCTCACAGGAGATAGCGTCAGAAAGCGCACCGAGGCCAAAGGTCGTGAACTCTGTTGCATTTGCTCTGTATAGTACCGGAATCATAGCGTCACCCACCTTGGAATAATGGTGACCGAGGTGATGCCGCCACTAAAAACGATGTCGTTATAACCGGGATACAGAATCGGAAATCCGCTGCCGGAAACACGGTCGTTCCTCGGTTCAGCGGCCTTATAGAAGTTCATCTGCTCACTGTCGATCTCGATGTAACCGCCGATATCGGTGAAGTCCCACGGAGCTTGTCGCAGAGAAGAGCTGATCGACAGGCTTCCGGTGCCGCTTCCCGAAACCTTGATGTAGGGTTTAGCCTGAAAGACCGTCGGGTTCTTCACGGTATACGGGGACGTAGTAATCGTGATGGCTTCTTGGCCTTCGTCCAGATACCGGAACGGCAGACAAGAAAAGCTGACTGTAAAAACACCGATCTTGTTCAGCTGATCCTCGATATCAAGCTGGGTGTTGATGACTGCCTTCCGAAAGCCGGTGGTATCATAACTGTCCCGGAGCTCGTGATAGCGGTCCGGCTCGTAAAAGAGCCATGCTTTCACGGCAGCGAGTTTATCGGCAAGCTGCTCCTTCGTCTTTGCGGGAAGGAACACCGAATAAGTGATCTGCACATTAGGATACCGGCCATTCGGAAGGATCAGGTCACCGTCCCGTCCGGGGATGGATTGGAACTTCACCTCATATTTCGGAGCGGAAAACACATTCTTGCTTTCAATACGAAGACCCAAGTCCAGAGAACTGATGCCGTTATATTCAAAATAATTCATGCGAAAACCACTCCTTTCCGTTTAGCGAACTGACCGGCGGTGACCATGATTTCATTGGTCAGCTGCTCAATGTCGTCGCTCGAATAGTTGTTAAAGGTTGCGATGTTCAGCTGCAGGGAGAAGCCGGAGGTCCGGCCCACGCCGTCAGCAGCAGAGGCAATCGCACCGCCCACGTTGCCGTCAATGTCGAAATTTGTCGGAAGTGCAGTGCTCATGTCTTTGGCAAGACCCTGCATGACATCGTCGATATCCTCGCTCATGGCTTCTGCGGCCTTGACCGCCTCGTCGCCGTTGTCCTCAATGGAACCGGACAGGCCCTTGACCAGCATCTGGCCGACCCACGCCATCTCCTTGGACGGCGAGTGGATTCCGAAGAAGTCCAGAATGCCGTTCCAGATGGATTTGATCCAGCCAGACACCTTATCCCAGAGCCAAGAGGCCAGCTGCGTGATACCTTGCCAGAGGCCCTTGACGATGTTGCCGCCAATCTCGACGATCTTGCCCATCAGAGATCCGAAAGCGGAAACAATGCCTGATACGATCTGCGGCACCGCTTTGCAGATCTCCACGATGATGGTCGGGAGGTTCTGAATCAGAGCCACGAACAGCTGCACACCGGCCATGATAATCTTGTCGATGTTCCCGATGAGGGCATTTACGATACCGGAGATGATCTGCGGGATCGCCTGAACGATGGTCGTAATAATCTGCGGCAGTGCCTGAATCAGAGAAATCAGGAGCTGGATACCGGCCTGAATGATCTGCGGGATAGCATTCAAAACGGCATTGATGATGTTGTCTATGATTTTCGGGATGGCTGCCACAATTGCTGTAATAATCTCTGGAAGAGCCTCCACCAGCGAAGTAAGCAACTGGATACCGGTGTCGATGATCTGTGGAATGGCGTCCAAGAAGAAAGTCACAATGCTGTCGATGACTTCCGGGAGTGCCTCAATCAGGACAGGAATTGCATCCAAAATACCCTGAGCAAGGCCCTCGATGAGAGCCAAAGCCGCCTCAAGCAGCATAGGCAGGTTGTCTATAAGGCCCTGTACAATGGTGACAATTGCTTCAACAGCAGCAGGAATCAATACAGGCAAAGCCTCGCTGATACCCTGAACCAGAGAAGTAATAATCTGCATCGCCGCCTCTATTAAAAGGGGCAGGTTCTCAATGATCGTGTTTACGATTGTCATCACGGCTTCAAAAACAACAGGGATCAGCTGTGGAAGCAACGTTATGATGGTGTTAAGGACCTGAGCGAACAGGTTAGTTACCGTTTCAAGCAGCGTCGGCAACAGGCCAAGAACAGCCTCAATCAGCGAATTCAGGACCGTCGGAAGTGCAGCCACAATGTTTTCAATGACCGGAGTGATGTTTTCTATAACGGACTGAAAAGCATCAACGACGTTCTCACAGAGCATCTGCATATCCGCATCAGCGTCTCCAAAGCCGACAACAAGATTCTTTACTGCCGCCTGAAGAGAGTTGATCGAGCCGGAAATGGTGTGCTCAGCTTCCTTTGCCGTGGTGCCGGTGATATCCATGCTTGTCTGTATCACATGGATTGCCTCGACAACATCTGCATAGGAGGAAATATCGTAGTGGATACCAGAAATCGCCTCTGCATCTGCAAGCAGCCTTTCCATTTCGGTCTTGGTGCCGCCGTAGCCGAGCTTCAGGTTGTCCAACATCGTGTAATTCTGCTTGGCGAAGCCCTGATAAGCCGCCTGAAGCGTGGACATATCCGAGCCCATTTTGTTGGCGTTATCGGACATATCCGTAATAGCCATATCCGCATACTTGATAGCTTTCTCAGTGTCGCCGCCAAGGGAAGCGATCAGACTCGCAGAAAAGCTCGTGACCGTCTCCATGTATTCATTTGCAGAAAGACCGGCAGTCTTATAGGCATTTGCAGCATAAGTCTGCATTGCCTGAGACGAATCCTTGAACAGGGTGTCAATACCGCCGACAAGCTGCTCATAATCTGCATAGGCAGAGATTACCTCTTTGCCGAGCTTGACGGCAGCGGCTCCAGCAGCAACAACGACGGCTCCCATTGCCACACCGACTGTTTTCAGCACCTTACCGAGGCCTTCAAACTTGCCCTTGGATTTTTCTGCCGCCTCGCCGGAATCCTCGATTTCTTCGCCCATGTCGTCCGCACTGTCGGCAGTGGAATCGAGCTCCCGCTCCATATCGTTCAGAGCGGCCTCCGCATTGTTCAACTGGATCTGCCAGTTCTGTGTACGGCGGTCATTCTCTCCGAAGGATTCAGCTGCGTTCTGCAGGGCCTGTCGAAGTAGCTCGATTTTCTGTTTCTGGGCGTCGATTTCTTTGTTCAGAACCTCGTTCCGAGCAGAGAGGGCTTTGACGGAAGAATCGTTTTTATCGAACTGCGAGGTGACGAGCTTCATCTCCGAGCCGAGAACCTTGAAGGAGGAGTTGATGTCAGCAAGGGCCTTTTTGAATTCCTTCTCGCCCTCAAGACCGATCTTTAGACCGAAATTGTCTGCCACACGAACCGCCTCCTTTCCTTAGATTCCGTCCGGGATAATGTCGTCGATGAAGTGCTCCCGTTTCGGTGTTGCCAGACCGTTATACTGTTTGTGGCACTCCCACAGATCGAGGAGCAAGCCAAACGGCATCGTCCAGACCTCCTCCTGCGTCAGGTGAAGGTGGGCGATGCCGTAATATAAAAGTCGAGTAAATAACTCTTCGTCACTTACTCGACCACTGCGTTTTTTGGATCGTTCTCACTTTCGATATTGCGTTTGGTGCCTTTGTACAGGGCCTCCGTGATTGCCGTCTTGTATTCAGCCAGATCAGAAGGCACCGTCAGAAGCTCCACTTCCTCTGCGGTGAGCAGGTCCTTGGGCTTATCTTTGTGTTTCAGGTTGTAGATGAGAATGCTCTGATTGGCCAGAAGCGAGATGAGCCAGACGATCTCGTCAATAGCCATCTCAAAGTTCTCGCTCTTCATGAGCTTATCTCCAAGGTTCTCCAGACCGCCATAGCGACCGGCGATTTCCTTAGTTGCTCTGGTGGTGAGGACCAGTTCATAGTCCACGCCGCCGATATTGATAACTGCGCTGCGTTCTGTATCCATGCCAAGTCCTCCTTACATCGTTGCATCGCCGCTGGGAAGATGAATCGTGGAAAGATTCAAATCACCGGACGGTTCATATACCTCGTTGTACCAATTGTCGATGACTGTCTGGTCGACGCCTTCCGTGCCTTCAGTGACCTCTGCTTTCCACGGATGCTTGCCGAATGCGTCCAGTTTGTTCCGGCGCATGATCGTGCCCTCGATGGTAGGCGTGGAGAAGGTGATGCTGTCGCCCTTGGTGGCGAGGTTGGTGGCCGGGATGCCGAACTTTACACGGTACAGCCAGTAATACCTGTATTTGCCGTTAGATTTCTTCGCACGGAAGCCCACGGCCACAGGATCGCCGCCGTCCTCGGAAGCAGAAATGACGACGCCGTTTGTATCAATGGTGGAGCCGGTGAGATCACTGGCCACCGGTGCGCCGATATCGTCCACACCGAGGGAAAGCGTACCGGCTTTGAACTCCTTCACGACTTCCGCTGCGCCGTCATCCGCATAAAGGGTGGCTTCGTTCAGCTCGACCGAGAGGTCAGCCGTCATAGCCTTTGCCAAGACCTGCGGGGTGGCGTAGGTTTCATTGCCGTTGTCATCCTCGGTGATCTTGGAGTAGAAAAGTTTATCAAGACCGATTGTTGCCATTGGTCATACCTCCATTTCATAGTGTTTGGCCACATCCACGGTGTAGTGGTGGTAGCCGGTTTCGGGTTCATATCCGTTGTACAGCCTGCCGGTAATGGTAAAGTCATCACGCAGCAGGAGCCGGATCAGCTTGTTCTTGGCAGCCGTATAACTGCCGGTTGTAAACAGGGACAGCCTCGCTTCCTGCACATCGACGCCGGGTGAATTATCCGCATGAAGGTCAAAGGTATCGGAAAGAGGAATGATAACGAGATACTGTTCCGGTGCCTTGTCCGAGAAGATGCCTGTTTCCACGGGGATACCTAACTCGGCAAGGGTTGTCTGTAAATCTTCAAGCAGACTCATCTGTTTTGTACCTCCTCCTCAAGTTTTCGCTTCATCGCCTCGATTGCGGCAGACTTGGACGCCGATTTCGCCGGTTTCAAGAACGGTTTTGCCGGTTGCCCGTGCCGTCCGTATTCGAGGATGTTGGCGATCTTGGCGTTGCTGTCACCGTCACGACGAGGCTCCGCAAAGCCGACCTTCACATTGTGATTGCCTTGCCGGTCGAGCTTTACTCCGGAAGTGCCCAGAGCCGATAGAAGCTGACCTGTAGAGCGGGACTCGACCTTTGTGCCTCTGCCGATAACACCTGCGAGATTGGAGCGGACCCGTGCTTCGACAACTTCGGCTCCGGCATTGAGCACTCTTTCGGCCATGCCGTCCTCGTCAGAGGCAAGGTGGGCCAGCTTTTCCAGAAAGTCATCCGGCATTTTGATATCCACTTTAGCCACTGGTCGCCACCACCTTTTTCGCAAGGACCTCGGTGTACATGCCACGGCCCTTGACGTCCTCGACGGAGATGATGTTGAAGCGTTCTTCGTTGCAGAGGATGAAGTGTTCTGTGGTGATCTTCAGGTCCGGTATCGTCCGGAACCGGAACAGGTCCGTCGCCTCGGAAAAAGCTGCGAGGTTTGCCCAGCGCTCACTTCCGTGACGACCTTCCCGATACACACGAACAGAAGCGAGGACCGTTTCCGTAGTGGAAGCAAAGCCCTCGCTGTCTTTTGTTTTTGTGACTTGCACGATGTCAGCAAATCCGTTCATTTTTCCAAAGCTCATACTCACACCTTCCAGTCCCGGTCAAGCCGAAGAAGCAGATTGACCGTATTCCAGACCTGCTGGCCTGCCTGTACGTTGTCGGCAAAGAAACCTCCCGTGGAGCCATCCCTTGATTCATAGAAATGGCTCACGAGCATGATTACTGCCTGTTCTGTGGTGGCGGGCATAGCGTTTTCAGTGTAGTAGCCTTCTTTGATATGCTGGTAGCTTTCCGCGTAGGCTTTGGCGGCAGTGATGTACATCTCCAGCAGCGCATCATCCTCGGAATGCTCCAGTATCAGATTTGCTTTGATCTTCTCAAGCAGAGTGTCCATTAATGCCGCCTCCCTTCATCAGGATGCCTTCATCTTCAGAAGCTGGATGCCTTCTGCGAGGATGACCTTACCGTCAACACGCTCGGTCGCAACGTAGCCAACCTGACCGTTGGTAGCATAGAGTTCATTGAGTCTCTGTACCGTTCTGCCAGCGCGGTCTGCGATCCAGTAGTTCTGGAAATCACCGAAGGCAACGGCAAGGGCACCGGCTGCGAGGGTCGGTACATACGGAGAGGTATAGATCTCGTAGCCGAGAAGTCTGTCAGGCTGACCGGCCTGTACAGAAGGCTGCCACATATAAGCGCCGTTAAGGTCCTTGAGCTTTCTGATGGCAGCGACCGTCGCATCGTTCATAAGGAACTTGGCGTTTCTGCGGTAAGGAGACTTCAGCGCATAGACAAGGCTGATAAGCTCGTCCGCAGTGATAGCCGTAGTCGCGGCAGCAGTGACGCCAACCGTACCGCCGTTTGCGGTAAAGATACCGGTAGGCTGGTTGGTGCCGGTGCCGACGCAGAAGGCCTGCTCCTCAGCAATGCCGAAGGCTCTGGCAAACTCGTCTGCAATGTAGCTCTCAAGATCGAAAGCAGAATCCTGTAGAAGCTCCTGACTCACGCGGATGAGGTCTGTGAGCTTATATGCATCGATCTGCTTCTGACCGAAGGTAGGATTGCTCTCGGTATAAGCGCCGTTTTCCAGTGTCCACTGCGCAGTGGAATGGGAGGCGGCCACAGGAATCTTGCGTTCGCTGTTCGTGGTGATGACTTTGGCGAGGGAACGGATCACGTTGGCCTCATCAAGAGTCTTTACGATCTGGCGCTCGAACTCCTCCGGAACGAGATATCCGCCATCGGCATCTGTACCTTCAGAGAGCACGTTGTGAAGGAGCGTTTTGCCGCGAAGATGTCTGTCGAAATCTTCCTTGTAGGCGTTGGAAGCGCGACCGACCTTTTCAGGCTCCTGCTTCTCAGGCTTACCTGTGAGAGGGCTGCCGACAGGCTTGTTAAGCTCTGCCTCGATAGCGTCTCTGCGCTCCATGCGCTTGATCTCGGTAGTCAGAGCATCAAGCTCCTTTTCCATGTTGTTGTAGGTGGCGTCATCCTCAGCGGAAAGCACGCCTTTGTCCGTTCTGTGGGTATCGAGGAAGCCTTCCATCGTATTCCACAGGGTTGCACGCTTGGTGCGAAGTTCATTAACAGTCATGATTGAAATCCTCCGTTTCACATGTATTTTTTGATGGTTTCAAGATGAGCCTTCAGCTCTTCAACAGAGCGTCCGGCAGGGGCTTCAGGCTCAGGTTCCGGCTTTGTTTCAGGTTTTGCCTTTGCCACGAGCTTGTTCATAAGGGCTGCGGCCACAGCCTTGCTGGAAAACGCGTAGCTTTCCATCGGCGCTGCAGATTTCTTTTCATCCTCCAGCACGCCGTCAGAGAAGCCGAGTTCCATCGCCTTATGCGCGTTCATCCATGTTTCCGCATCCATGAGATGCGAGAGCTTGGCGCGGGAGAGGCCGGTTTTGATTTCATAGGCGTTGATGATGCTTTCTTTAACTTCCGAGAGCATCTCGATTGCCTTCTGCATATCCTCGTGGTCTCCAAACGCTGCCGTTGCAGGATTGTGGATCATCATCAGCGCCGTAGGTGCCATGAGCACCTTGGTACCTGCCATAGCGATGACGGAAGCAGCAGATGCCGCAATGCCATCGATCTTGACGGTTACGTCGCCTCTGTAATCCATGAGCATGGAATAAATCTGGCTTGCCGCGATGCAATCGCCGCCCGGAGAGTTGATCCAGATGGTGATCGGCCCGGAGCCTGCAAAAAGCTCATCCTTGAACATTGCCGGTGTAATGTCGTCGTCAAACCAGCTTTCCTCGGCAATGGTGCCGTTAAGCTCAAGGACTCGTTCTGCGTCCGGGCTTTCGTCCGCCGCGTTCTTCCACACCCAGAACTTCTTGTTCTTCATCGGTGTTGTCCTCCTTTCCGTCATCGTTACTTGTATTTGCAAAAGCACCCGCATCGCCAAGCGGGAGCATATTGCCGTTAATGAGATACAGATCGCCGCCTTCTTCGGCAGGGATACGGTCGAGGTTTTCCAACTCACGGATGTCGTTAGCGCTCATCCAGCCGTTCTGCCTTGCCGTGGCGTATCCGTTCATACGGCTCTGGTAATCACCGCGAAGCAGGCCTTCCAGATTGAACTTCACGAAGTATCGTTTCTTTTCATCCGGAGTAAGGAGCGTTCTTTGTATGGACTGCTCCCAGCGCACCACCCACGGGTCCAGCGTGTATTTCACGAATTCCAGCGACTGCTGCTCAATATTGGAAAAGCTCGACTTCTCAAGGTCACCGACCATGTGTGGCGGGACTCTGAAAATTCGAGCTATCTCATTGATCTGAAACTTTCTGGTCTCAAGGAACTGTGCCTGCTCCGGCGAGATGGAAATAGGCGTATATTTCATGCCTTCTTCCAAAACGGCCACCTTGCCGGAATTGGAGCTGCCTCCGAACTGGCTCATCCATGCGTCTCGTACCTTGGACGGGTCCTTGATGGTGCCGGGATGTTCCAGCACACCGGAAGGAGCCGCGCCGTTAGCAAAGAACTTAGAGCCGTATTCCTCGGTGGCGATGGCAAGTCCGATAGCGTTTTTGGCCATTGCAATCGGGCTGTAGCCGACAAGACCGTCAAAACCGAGGCCCGGAATATGCAGCACATCCGAGGGCTGCAATATCACGGTGCTGCCCTTGGCAGTGGGAGCTTCATCGTTGGAGTGGCTGTATTGGTAGTACAGATGTCCGTTTTCATCACGATTGACCTGCATCTTGTTTGGCATCAGTGGATACAGCGCTACGACCTCGTCCTTACCGTTTCGGATGACCTGCGCATAGGCGTTTCCCCATAGGAGCAGATGCGTCATCAGCGTTTCTCGGAAGACGAAAGAACTCATCTCCGGATTCGGCTCATCGTGGAGCAGGTGGTAAAGCGGGTGCTTCATCGCTTTTTCCTTGCCGCCGTCGTCCTTATATTGGTAGACCTGCAGCGGGAGTCCCGCGATAGCTTCCGACAGAATACGCACGCAGGCATAGACCGCTGTCATCTGCATGGCAGAGCGCTCCGTTACGACCTTACCGGAGGAGCTGCCGCCCATATAAAAGGCATAGCTGGAACCGGCTGTTCTATCGGTGGGCTTATCCCTTGAGCGAAAGAAGCCACTGAAAATTCCCATATTTGATCACCGTCCTTTCAGATAAACAAAAGCCCGCGAGTATCGTAGACACTCTCGGACGTATCATTGCCGCAGCGGATAGCGCGATCCAGCGCCATCACCGTCGCTACGGCACCATCAATTTTCTCTGTCGATTTTTCTTTGTCCGGCTTGATGTTGCCTGCCGGATCGGTGCGGATATAAATGTTGTCCATCATCCAGTGGAGCACCGGATGTCCGCCGTGGGCGATGCGTTCCTCCAAGACCAGCTTCATGAGCTCTTTGGTCGGAGGGCTCATATCCTTAAAGCCCTGACCGAAAGGCACGACTGTGAAGCCCAAGCCTTCGAGGTTTTGTACCATCTGAACGGCTCCCCAGCGGTCAAAGGCGATCTCTCGGATATTGAAGCGTTCACCGAGACGCTCGATGGATTTTTCGATATAGCCGTAATGAACAACATTGCCTTCGGTGGTCTGTAGAAAGCCCTGACGCTCCCAGACGTCATAAGGAACATGATCGCGCCGCACTCGAAGGTCGAGCTGTTCTTCCGGTATCCAGAAATATGGCAGGATCACATATTTGTCATTCTCATCCTCCGGCGGGAACACCAGCACGAACGCCGTGATATCCGTAGTGGAGGACAGGTCCAGACCGCCATAGCAGACGCGGCCTTCCAGATCATCTTCATTCACAGCAAAAGCGCATTTATCCCATTTATCCATCGGCATCCACCTGACAGCCTGCTTTACCCATTGATTGAGCCTTAGCTGTCGGAAAGCGTTCTCTTCGGCGGGATTTTGTTTTGCCGATTCGCAGGCGGCCTTCACTTTGTCGATGCCGACCGTAATGCCGAGGGACGGATTCGCTTTCTTCCACACCTTCGGATCGGTCCAGTCGTCAGATTCTTCAGCGCCGTAGATTACCGGATAGAAGGTCGGATCGATTTTGCGTCCGGCCAGAATATCCTGTGCCTTCTGGTGTGTCTCATAGCAGATGGACTTTGTGTCGGTTCCGGCAGTGGTTATAAGGAAATATAAAGGCTGCATACGGGCATCGCCGGAGCCCTTGGTCATAACGTCAAAGAGCTTTCGGTTGGGCTGGGTATGAAGCTCATCAAATACCACGCCGTGGATATTGAAGCCGTGTTTGCTATAAGCCTCTGCGGAGAGGACTTGATAGAAGCTGTTGGTCGGAGCGTAGACGATGCGCTTGGTCGCCGTCAGGATTTTCACCCTGCGGTTTAGCGCCGGACACATCCGTACCATATCGGCGGCTACCTCAAAAACGATGGATGCCTGCTGGCGGTCCGCAGCGCAGCCGTAGACTTCCGCACGTTCCTCACCGTCACCACAGGTGAGCAGGAGCGCCACAGCAGCGGCCAGCTCCGATTTACCCATCTTCTTGGGTATCTCAATGTAGGCGGTGTTGAACTGCCGGTAGCCATTGGGCTTGAGCGTTCCGAAGATATCTCGGATGATCTGCTCCTGCCAGTCAATCAGCTCGAAAGGCTTTCCGGCCCATGTGCCTTTGGTGTGGCACAGGCACTCGATAAAGCCGACCGCATAATCCGCAGCGTCCTTGTCGTAATAGGAATCCTTAGCGGCAAACTGCGTCGGTTTGTATTTTTTTAGCTTACGGATAGCCGGTCACCTCCTTCAAAAAAGCATAAAAATAAGCCGCCATCAGCGACTTCCTTCATAACAAGGAACAGAGCCGTCCGGCCCGGTCCCTTTGGCATATTCAAATGCCGGTGTTTAGTTGTAGTTATTCAGCAGGATGCAAAGCGCCATCTCTGCTTCCTTGCAGGTGGGCTCGATATCCCATCCTCTGTCGTAGTTGCATACGGTCTGGCCGTCGATCTTGATCATCAGCTTGCTGATCTTGCCGCCGTTGATCCCATAGTTCTCGCTGGGCTCATCGTAGTGCTTTACCCAGTAGTGGCAGACTGTGTATTTGTCCTTGATCTTCGCATCCGGGATGCCGATGGTTCCTTCGCTCCACATACTCGGCACCTCCTTAGTTCAGCTGGAAGCGGATGCCCTGAATCTCGGTGGGCTCCTCGTCTCCCCAGCGGGTTTCCTGTCTTGTGATGGTGCAAAGGCCTGTCATCGTGCAGCCTTCTTTAGCGAAAGCGTGCAGGTTCTCCATCACCGCTGTGGAGGTGTTGGTGTAAACGAAGCTCGTGATTCCGGCCTCGCGGAGGGTGTTGATGAAATCCTTGACCTCGCGCTCCCAAAGGAAATCGTCCATCTCAAGCTCGTCTTCCTTGCGGCTGATGCTCTGTGCCCATGCGCGGTAGGCTTTGCAGGCTCCCTGTTCGAAGGGGAATGTCATGGCTTCCTTTTCCGCGTACCAGTTTTTCAGTTCTTCGCTGTCCCAGCCGTAGGTGTCGATGATGTGCTGCTTTTTGCTCTCGTGGGCTGTGCGGCGCTCCTCGTATTCGTGGCCGATCCTTTTCAGGTTTTCAAAGTAGGTGTTGTTTGCGTTCATGGTGTTTACCTCCGTTCGTTTTGGTATGTACATATATCACTCTGAAGGCACAGAATAGCAAGCTATTTCTGTGATATTTCGGGGCATAATCTACACAATTATTCGCTCGGAAAACTGTGTACTTTATGCTTCTCCCGTCAGGATGAACTGCACATATTCCTTGCGGTTTTCTTCGAGGTAAACGACCAGCTCGTAGAAGTCTCGCTCGTAGGCAAGACGCTGGACCGCATTCACGTCAAACATATTCGTAAGGCTTGTGTCGCGAATCGCGAGGATCTGTTCCTTTATCTTCTCAGTCATGGTCCGCCACCACCTTGCATTCATCTTCGCCGTAGGCAACGGAGAGGCCGGAGCCGTTATCCCAATGCACCATGATGGAGCCGATATCATCCACACCGATGACGGTTCCTCTGGTGCCGATGGGCGGGGCCTGCACATCATCCATTCTCACAAGCTCAACGCGGGTTCCGGGCTTAAAGCGCTCACGAAGCGCCTGCAGGCGTTCTTTTGAAATCACTCGCATGTTTCCACCTCCTTTGCCTGTGCGCCGTTACGGAAGGCGGAGCTGCCGGAGAGGTTGCGCAGCAGTATCTTGCGCTCTGTTTTGTAGTCCGCGCCGATAAAGCCGAGGCGAAGCAGAAAGCAGCGGAAGGTGTATTTGTCATTGTCGGTTTCCTTTTCCTTTGCAGTCACCCGCCTCTGGTTCCTTGCCATCTCGCAGAGCGCGGCGATGAAGTGGGTGTAAGCCCGAACCTCATCCGCATTAAGCTCTGTGGTGAACCACAGGAAGGAAATCTTGTCGTCTTCTTCGGTGATCGGAAGGTCCGTCACATCCAGCGCCTTTTTGATCAGGCTGCCTTTTGCTTCAATGAGCCGGTGCAGATTGTCGAGGGAATCTTCCGTAAAACTGTCCTTTGGCATCTGCACTGTAAGACCGTATTCGTCGGAAGCGGCCTCATCATCTTTGACGGGGTTGAATCCGGCAGTGGCGAGGGCAATGATGACCGCCTCAATGGTGTCCTGATCTGTGTGCTCGTCCCAGACCATCGTGCCGTCTTTCTCGACGGTGATGTTACTGATGACGTAGTTGCAGGTCGGCATGCGCATGTACACGGGCTTCATTCCGATGGTTTCGGAAATGATCCCGACCAGAGCTTTGCGCTCGTCTCCGGATACGTTGTAATGTAGCTTCATGGGAATCCTCCTTTGTGTTTTTTGGTAGGTACATATATCACTCTGAACGCCTGTAATAGCAAGCGTTTTCGGGAAAATATATGTACCAAAGATGGCCGGAGGATTTCATGTCTATTCGTCGATTACTGACACATCCTCATAAGCGTAGGTAAGGCCGTCGCGCTGGAGGGTTACACCGTCAGCGGAGCCGACCTGTTCGATGTATCGCTTTACAATCACATCGCAGTATTTTTCATCCAGTTCGATGGTGTAGCAGGAGCGGTCTGACTGTTCGCAGGCGATAAGCGTGGAGCCGGAGCCGCCGAAGGGGTCGAGCACCACCGTATTGCTCATGCTGGAATTCATGATCGGATAGGCCAGCAGCGCTATCGGCTTCATGGTGGGATGGTCGCCGTTCTTCTTGGGCTTGTCATACTCCCAGACGGTGGTTTCCTTGCGGCCTGCGTACCATTCGTGTTTGCCGGACTTCTTCCATCCGAAGAGCACCGGCTCATGAATCCATTGATACGGGCTGCGGCCCAGCACCAGTGAGTTCTTTTTCCAGATGCAGCAGCCGGAGAGATAGAAGCCTGCATCAGCAAAGGCTCTGCGGAAGTTGAGTCCCTCCGTATCCGCGTGGAATACATAGATGGAAGCATCGTCCGCCATTGCTTTTTCGGTAAGGGTGAAGGCGTCCAGCAGGAATTGATAAAAGGCGTCGGTTGCCATGTTGTCGTTTTTGATCTTTCCGGCGCTGCCTTCATAGTTCACGTTATAGGGCGGGTCCGTCACAACAAGGTTTGCTTTCATTCCTGCCATCAGAAGATCAAAGGTTTCAGCCTTGGTGGAATCTCCGCAAACAAGGCGATGCCTGCCCAGCGTCCATACATCACCGAGCTTACTCATGGCAGGCTTTTTCAATTCTTCCTCGACATCAAAATCATCGTCGTGGATACCGTCCTTTAAGCTGTCCTTAAAGAGGGCATCCAGCTCGGCTGGCTCAAATCCTGTGAGGGAGACATCGAAATCCGCTCCCTGCAGATCCGCGATGAGAAGGGCCAGTTTGTCCTTATCCCAATCGCCACTGATTTTATTGAGGGCGATGTTGAGCGCCTTTTCCTTTTCTTCGGAAAGCTCCACGATCACGCAGTCGATCTCATCAATGCCCATATCAATCAGGACCTTCAGGCGCTGATGCCCGCCGACCACGCGACCGGTAGTCTTGTTCCAAATAACAGGCTCCACATAACCGAATTGTTCGATGGAGCGTTTCAACTTTTCATATTCCGGATCACCGGGCTTCAAATCCTTACGCGGGTTATATTCCGCAGGAAGAAGCTCGGTGACTTTCTTTTTCTCTATTAACATATCAGTCCCCACTCAGCAAATTTCTCAAAGCCGCCAATGCGGTCAATGTAATCCTTCGCTGTTTCTACGATTCTCTCGTATGGAATACCGTCCACGGCATCATCACCGATTGCGCAGACAAGCTCGACAGGTTTTCCGGTTTTCTGAGCCTTGAGCCAAGCGTATATGTTCACGCTGATATCCGCCTTGGATAGGTCCTTGCCGTGAAGCCCGCCGCCGGTCACAGAATCGCCCATGTCGGAACCGAGCTTACGATTGGTAGCGCCGGTATCTACATCAGTGCCGCCGGTCCAGTCACCGAGCGGATTGATCTGAGCCTCCGGATAGGTCTCACGCAGGTGATAGGTTTTTGCGTTACTCTGGCAAATGATCAGACGGGCTTCGTCAAGAACGTATTTGCCGTCACTGCCGTAAGTCGCATAGATTTGCTTTGCGATAGCGGTCAGCGCTTTTTGTTCCTCAGTCACCGGCACGCCTTTAAAGATGCCATTGTCGCCGCAGCGAATGCCGCCGCTCTGGTTATCCGCCAGATGCGCATCCTGCGGGACTTCGACATAGTCCGTCAAAATTCGTTCTCCGGCGATGCGGTGAACAATCGCGGCAGCTTCTTCATCTGTAATATGGACGGAGGTCTCCGCTATAACATGACAAACACCGTGGCCAATCAAGACTTCCACGGCGATTTTGGGATTCTTTTCTTTTTGATACGCAAGATCGACAAGGGCACCGGCGATGCGGTCGGCTACCTTATCGGGATGCGCCGGATTTACTTTTTCATACATATCAGGTTCCTTTCCGAGCGGTCAGTAGCCGCTCCATCACGTCATCCTGCGGAGAGAGGCCGCCGTACTCCGTCATGCAATTTTCCCGGACGATCTGGAAGATCTCTGCCCAGATCTTATTGGACTGCGTCATGTACTTATCACCGATAGCAACGTAGGGTGACTGAATGGCTGCGCCGGTAGTCGGGTGTTTAGCAAGAAAGCCAAACTCGGAGGTTGCGGCCTCACACTGAATCCATCTGGCAGACGCCATTGCATAGCGCTCGATCATCTGCGGGGAGATCAGGTGAGAACAGCCTCGGTCATTCAGCCACTTCCATGTGGCCTCGTATATTTCCACAGCACAAAGCTGGGTTCCGTCCTTTTGTGTTGCAGACAGAAATTCAGACGGCTTTGGCATCGTTTCTCCGTCAAGGGTTGCGGCCTTGCTGTCAAAGTCGATGACGGTCAGTTTTCGTTTTCCCGGATTACCGGCAGCAATCTTTTCTGCGATAGGCTTCTTTGGCCTGCCGCCGGAGCCGGGTTTTGGTCCTCGTTGTCCCATAAATCACACCTCTTTTCTCGGACAGGGGCTATTCCCTCAAAAACTTACGCGAATTTGCACGCGAAGGCCCACGCCCGTTGTCCGAAGGATCAATCGTAGAGATTTTGACCGCCCTACCCGGTGGGGTGATTATGCCAGCGATCTCCGCGCTCCGCATGAATTCTTGCGTGGCAGCTTTTACAAAGGGCGATGAGATTTGATTCATCGTGAGTGCCGCCTTCGGCAAGAGGGAGCTTGTGGTGGACCTCTTCGGTGGGAACGTAGAGCCCACGCTCTAAGCACAGCTCACACAGTGGATGCTGGGAGACGTAGCGGTCACGGATACGCTTCCATGCGCGTCCGTATCTGCGCTTGGTTTCAGGGCTGCGGTCATATCGTTCATAACGTGCGTTTTCCTGCTTCTCATGCACCGGACAGTAACGTCCGTCCGTAAGGTTGGGGCAGCCGGGATAGGAGCAGGGACGCTTAGGTTTCCTTGGCATCGTGTCACCTCGCTTCCTTGCATAAGAAAAGCCCTGCAGGAGGCGGGCTCCCACAAGGCTCTCGTATGTTTTACTTTGTCCATCATAATACTATCATAAGAGGCGACTCTCATTCTCTCTCATTTACTCTCATGATGGCAGCAACACAAGAAAGTGCCGTGTCGTGCATCCGGTAAATATGCTGGATGCTGTAGTGCATCTCAACCGCAATCTTCTCCCACGAGAGAAAGCAGAGGTAACGCTTCTCCAGCAGGGTTTGCAGTTCAACATCGGAAACGGCATGGATTGTGGCCATGATTTCCTTTTTCAGTTCCACCAGATTTTCCACATCATGTTTCAGGCTCTCCTCAAGGTCGATAATCTTTATTACGCAGTTCTCAATTTTGGAGCCGCCGCGATTTGGGTTACGGGGCATGTCGCTGTAAACAACGGTGCAGGACGTAGCCAGTTCGTTTAAGGATTCGATCTGCTGGAGCTTGGATTTAATCCGCATATCCAGCGTCCGGGCCTGTGATAAATATTCTTTAGCAGTCATTTCTTTTTCTCCTTCCGCAGCTTTTTGATGAGATACTCCGGATCGACTTTTGACAGAACACCAAACCAGCCGGAGCGGAAGAAGCGCTCGATTTCTTGAAGCTCCTGCTCATCATCGGTAAGGCGGTAGTCTTTTACGGCCTGCAGGATGATGGCCTGAGCCAGATTCTCGTATGGGTTCAAAGTCTCACCTCCGAATTTGTGATCCTCGGATTGACTCTGATTTGCATGGATTGTCATTTATAAAGTTCGGCCTTCACAGCGGCAATGAGGCTGTTCTGGGTTTTCTCCTTGCTCTGCAGGGCCTTTAAAACGTGGTTATCGACAGTACCGTCCGTAATGATGTGGTGGATAACCACGGTCTCGGACTGGCCTTGCCTCCATAGGCGGGCATTCGTCTGCTGGTAGAGCTCCAGCGACCATGTAAGGCCAAACCAGATGAGGGTGGAGCCGCCGGATTGCAGATTCAGGCCATGACCGGCAGAAGCGGGGTGGATAACGGCTACCGGGATTTTTTCGGCATTCCAGTCGCGGATATCGGCAGATGTCTTGATCTCACGGACCTTAAAACGGGCTTTGATCCGCTCAAGGTCATGCTTGAACCAGTAGGCTACCAGTACCGGCTTGCCGTTTGCGCCTTCAATCAGATCTTCCAGAGCATCCAGTTTCCGGTCATGTATCCGAATCGGCTGTCCGTCATCGTCGTAGATCGCGCCGTTTGCCATCTGCAGGAGCTTGCCGGAGAGGACCGCAGCATTGGCGACCGTGATATCCGCTTCCGGGAGCTGCAGCACCAGCGTCTGCCTGAGTTCCTCATATCGTTCGGCCTCATCGTCGGATAGCTCCACCACGCAGTTGTTCATCACGAGTTCCGGCATCTTCAGGTGGTCAGCCGCCTTCATGGAAATCGTGATATCGGAGATTTTCTGATAGATCGCCTTGTCCGCACCGGGCAGGAGCCGGTAGGAGTAGATGATCTGGCCGTTTCGCTTGTCCGGTGCAAAGTAGTTGTTGCGGTACATGCCGATAAAGCGACCGAGGCGTTGTCCCATATCCAGAATCTTGAATTCTGCCCATAGGTCCATCAGACCGTTTGCGGAAGGGGTACCGGTGAGGCCTACAATGCGCCTGATCCGTGGCCGCACCTTCATAAGGGATTTGAAACGCTTTGACTGATGGCTCTTAAAAGACGAAAGCTCATCCACAATGACGGTATCGAAGTTAAAAGGCAGTCCACTTTGCTCTATGAGCCACTGCACGTTCTCACGGTTGATGATATAGATGTCAGCCGGTCGAAGCAGAGCCGCTTTCCTTTCCTTTTCACTACCGACTGCCACGGAGTAAGTCAGCATCTTCAGGTGGTCCCATTTTTCAATTTCTGCGGGCCACGTGTCGCGGGCCACTCGAAGAGGGGCGATAACCAGAATGCGATGTACTTCAAAGCTGTCAAACAACAGGTCTAAAAGGGCTGTCAGCGTAATCGCCGTCTTGCCAAGGCCCATATCCAGCAGGACCGCTGCAACGGGATGCGTTTCTATATAGTCGGTAGCATATTGCTGATAATCATGGGGTACATATTTCATCAAGGATTCCTCCAATTTCGCTCTCGTTATCCAGTACGTAGACCGGGAAGCCAAGCTGCCGCAACAGTCGGTGTCTCGCTTCCTGCAAAGGGCGCGGTGCCTTGCCGGGAGACTTGACCTCCACAAAAGCCATGCGTCCACCCGGCATCAGAACGATCCGGTCCGGCATGCCATCAAAGCCGGGACTCGTGAACTTCGGAGCCAGACCTCCACGGACCTTTACTGCATCAGAGAGCTTTTTCTCTATTGTCTTTTCTCGCATATTTGTCCTTTCATCAGGCTGTTAAATCGGGAAAGTGCAAGGTGTATCAATGCCATTTACTGAACTTTTTCTTAGGGCTAAAAAATATGGTCCTAAGAGAACTTTTGTAATAGACCTTGATACACCTTGTCATGTACCGGTCATCAGGTCAGAAAATCATCAAAATCGCCGTCGTCTTTCTTCAGGCACAGGCCCTTAAAGAAACGCTTCCTCTTAGCCGTGATCCGCTCGTAGCCTGCGTTCTCCAGCGCAAAGTAGAAGTCTGCAGTGTTGCGGACATACTCGTTCGTATCAAGGCAGTAGTTCCGATACGCCTGATACAGCGCCGAGGAACTTTCCTTATACTCCTCTCCGACGTCGCATTTATCCTCAATGAAATGTCCGAACCAGTCATTCTGGGCGCGGTATTCATCAATGGCTTTCTGCACGCATGCCGGGACCGGGATTTTGTAATCCAGCTCAATGACCTTCTTGGCACCTTCGATCACCCACGCGAGGATACTTTCACCGGCATTGGAATAGAGGTATTCCGCATAGTTTTTCTTATCACCGGCACCTTCGATCTTGGCGTCAAAGGGTATGACGATCAGTCTGCGCCAGATACCGTCATCGGAAGCACTGACTCGCGGCAGGTGGTTTGTATAGAGCACCAGCGTGTGGCAAGGGGTGAAGGAGAACGGGTCCTTATATTTTTTCTCCGCGAACATATCATCTGTGGAACAGAGCTGTTTGACGGTAGAGTCGTTGAGCCTTGCGCCTTCCTGCATCTCAGCTGCAATGAGCAGCCTTTTACCCTTGGCCTCGGCCAGTTCCGGTTTAATGTTTCTGCGACAGCCGACCGTCAGGGTATCAGCGGAGATATTGCCGCTGTAAAGACCGAGCACACGGGAGACGGAGTTCCAGAAGGTAGATTTACCGTTGCGGCCTCCGCCATAGGCAATGATCAGGGCTTCCACATAGACCTTGCCGATAACGGCCAGCCCGCAGATCATCTGCACATAATCGATGAGTTCCTGATTGTCGCAAAAGATCAGATCAAGACAGTCCAGCCAGATCTGTTCACCCTTGCTGCTGGGAGAGACCGCCGTCATCTTGGTGATGAAGTCCTCCGGCGAGTGTTCTCTGGCACCGGCGAGACCTTTGCGAAGATCGTAAGTGGCAGCAGGCGTGCAGAGGGCAAAACAGTCCGCGTCCAGATCACGTGGTGAGATCTCCAGCATCGGATGCGATTCCTTTAAGGTGGCGGTGATGTATTTGGAGTCCCTGCGACGAAGGGCAAATGCCTGATATGCCTTAGCTGCAAGAAACTCCTTATAGGCTTCGAGCTGTTCATCGCTCATCAGCTGTTCGGCCTTTGCCTTGCTGGTACCATCGAGAATGGTCTGGGCTCCGCAGGTTTCCATCTTTTTGAGCGCCTCGCACATTTCCTTGGTGGCTTCCTTTAACTGCCTGCGGGTAAGCTCGTGAGCCACAGCCTGTGCACCGGGTTCCGTTTCTTTCCAGTAGTGTTCCGTATAGCGGATAAAGTGAGTGGCCGGTGAGTAGCGCAGTTCATTCGAGAAGTGCTTTGCCAGCACCTCGGCCTGCCCAACGTCGGAGAAGTCCTCCGGCTTATAGCTGGTATCATCGTTATAAACATCGGGAGGCACATAGCCGTCCTGTGATGCTACGCGGGAGTAAAACTTCTGGGCACTGCGCCAGATCGTCTTAAGCTCGCCGTCCGAAAGAGGTGGCTCGCACTTGGTGGCTTCTTCCAGAAAACACTGATAGGCTTCATCGGTATCGCCGTATTTCTTAATGACCTTTCCGGCAAAACGGGACATAGTAGCGTTGCGGTTGCCCTCGGTAATCACACGGCTTCCGTACTGGCCGCTGTCCATATCCTGATCAAAGGAATCTACATCCTGCAAAAAATCGGTCAGGTTCATGCTGCCTTCCCGGATCTCTACATCAGCTGCATTGGTGCCGAAAAAGAAACGAGCGGCATCCAGCGCCTTGGTGTCAAAATACGGAAAGATCGCATTGATGAGTTTTTTCAGATTGCTGTAAGCGGTAGCGTCCGTCATGAAGTCTATCGGGAACAGCACATGGAATTTCGGACGGGCTGGCTTACCGTTTTTCTCTCGGTTGTGATGGCGGCCGTAGGGGACCGCAAAAATGACACCGGGAAAAGCCGCAGCCACATCGTCCACGGTGATCCAGTCGGACGGTTCCTCCGAGTGATCGTTGTCGCAGTCTACCGGCAGGCAGTCGCTTCCGATGAAGTTGTCATTGTTGCGATAATGGTTTTTATATTCCGCGCACACATAATCGTGACAGATGGCTGCCTTCAGACCGGCCTCATCGGTTATGTCATGGCGGTGGGGATAGGAGCAGTTGCTGGGGTTCCCGGCAATGTCCGCACTGTAAAGAGTAAACATCAGTCAAACACCTCCTCAGCTTCTTCCTCCAGCACTTGTGTGATAAACTTCAGGGCGCGGATCATGGTCTCAAGCTCACAGTCTCCACCAAGGAATACCTCAAAGCCCTCGTCGGCATAGCGACCGATGGGATGCACCTGAATATCGGTACTGGCAGCGTCTGCAATGCGGAAATAGGTGCGTCCGCCGTGGCCGGAGTCGCCGCCTTTGTAACCGGTAGTGCCTGCTTCCACTTCGAGGATATTGGCGCTGACGATATCGCGGCTGTAGGTTGTAATTTCGGTTCCGTCAGGCAGTACGCGCCTGTTTTCTTTGATTTCAAACATCGTTTTTCTCCTCCAATTCTTCTGTGAAATAGCGCAGGCGGTAGTTCTTCCAGCGTGCGCGTTTGATTTCCGCTGCCATGCCGTTTGAGATGGTGCTTCCGAATACCCAGACCTCAGAACATTTGCTCATGATGGCGTTTCCGAAGAAAAGCCCAAGCTCACGCTCTGTTGGATCTTCGTCGTTCATGAACTGTGGAAACAGCAGGTGCGGCGCGATAGGGATATAGCCTTTCTCCACGGCAAAGCGGGAGTAGCGTTTGGCAGCGGCCACGTTCGCCTCTATATCTCCTGCATAGGGAGAGCAGATATAGACGATGGGTCTGAAAGCCCGGAGCGCTTTTCGCTCTTCGCGTTCAATGCCGGACAGTGCCTCGAATGCTGTGGGATCGACGTATCCTTCGCTGTTGTGAATATCAACACTCATGAATAGAGCCTCCTTTCCGGGCAGACATATAGAAAAAGGCGTCCACCTCTAATTTCCACTGGAGGTGAACGCCTGATTTTGACGAAGGAAGCTCAGTCTTTTTTATAAAATTCTGTCTCGTAGCCATCAGCTCTAAGCTGAAGGCCTTTTGCCCACGGAGGTGTGCGGCCCATCTGTTCACAAACGGCATCCAGCGAAATACGCGGGTCTGCTTCAATGACCAGTTCGTCGTGGATATGCATAACGATGGAGCAGCATCGCAGCGTCTTCATGGCGTAGCAGAGAATATCGCGGGAGGTCGCCTGCACGATGTTTTCCACGAACTTCGGCCCGTAGGAATCCAGCCGCTCCCATTTCTTTGTGCCTCCGACGCCTTCATAGGTAATGCACTCGCCACCGAATTTGTTAGTGCCGACCTTGGGCTTTACGTAGGCAAGGTTCCGTCCGGAGGGCAGTGTGATAAAAAGCATCCCGCTTCGGTAGGAAAAGAGAATGCCGTGTGTCTTTGTGGCGTGATGATATTTGACTGCTTCCATCGCGGCCTTATCTACATCCCACCAGAAAGCAACGATCCTTGGATTGGACTGCCGCCATGCGTCGACCAGCTGCGGAAGCTCATCTTCACTAAGGCCCATCTCCAGAGCGCCCATTGCTTTGAGCGCACCGACGGAGCCGCCGTAGCCGAGGGCCAGTTCTGCGATTTTGCCTTTTTGACGCAGGTGGCCGTTGATGCCGTGTTTCTCGACCGGAACTTTGAACATCTGGCTTGCGGAGGCACAGTAGATATCGCCGCCTTTGGCAAAGACCTCCTGTCGCCAGTTTTCACCGGCCATCCACGCGATGACGCGGGCCTCGATTGCCGAGAAGTCTGATACGATGAGCTTACTGCCGTCTTTCGGGATGAAGGCAGTACGGATGAGTTGCGATAACGTATCAGGTACATCTTCGAACAGCATCTCGACGCTGTCATACTCACCGGAGCGGACAAGAGAGCGTGCCTCGGCAAGATCTGCGAGATGGTTTTGCGGCAGGTTTTGTAATTGGATGAGTCTGCCTGCCCAGCGTCCGGTGCGGTTGGCTCCGTAAAACTGAAACATGCCACGGGCGCGGCCATCAGCGCAGACTGCATTTATCATAGCCTGATATTTTTTGACACTGGACTTAGCAAGCTGCTGTCTAAGAGAGAGCACACGCTGCAGTTCCGGCGGTGCGGTTTTGATAAGCTCCGCCACGATTTTTTTACCGAGGCTGTCGGTTTCCATGCCGTTATCCGAGAGCCACTGCTTCATTTGCTGTACACTGTTTGGATTGTCGAGCTCGGTAAGCTCTCGCATTGCTTTCGTCAGCTCAGAGCGGGAACGGGCATCCATATCAATGGCCTGTCGGACAAGGGGCAGGTCGATAGCCACGCCGCGATCATTGATTTCCTGATCAATGTGGTATTCCTCCCAGACAGAATCTGGCACCGGGAATTTCTGAAGGCGCTCCTGAATGGACATCTCAGTTTCGACATCCCGGATGTTATATCTTTTGAAGGCAGCCCATTTTTCCGGCGCGTGATAAGGGTAGTTTCTGGTGCGCTGGCCGTTTGCCTTGGTGGGAGCGCAGGGCTGGCAGAAGAACTTGATGAGGTCTTTTCCTTCGGTGAGCTTTTGCTTTTCCAGACCGAGGACCGCGCCGACACCTTCGAGGGATAGCGGCAGGCCCATTGTAGCCGACCAGATCATGGTGCAGCGCCAGCCTTCTGGATTTAAATATCGTGCCCATTCTGTTGAAAGTGGATGATTATCATGGTAGGGGTCAATGCTTATGCCCATATTCTTTAAGTGCTGCGACAGGCAGATACGTTCAAAATTTGCGTTGAAGGCCCATTTGATGACGGTATCATCCGTCAGTGCTTCGATAATGTCCTCTGGGATCTTCTCGCCACCGGCAAGGTCGATCACGTGAACCGGACCGGAGTCCACGCTATATCCGAACAGCAATATTTCAAAGTCCGGCGCTTCCACATAGCGATAGACACCGGACTTTTGCAGGCTGATGCTGCTGTATGTTTCAATATCAATACTCAAGGTTTGTATATAATCACCATCCTTAAAAAGGGCTGGCAGCGAGGATACGCCACCAGCCCGCGTGCTTTACTTCAGGGCTTCCATACGCTTTTCGTGGTATTCGTCGTCCTGCAGGGCCTTTTTCTCCTCGCGCTTTTCACGCTTGAAGTCATTGATGACTGTCTGGATGGCTACCACGGCCCAAGAGAGGACCACGATGCAGAAGCACCCGATGAGAATGTTGCAGAGAAGGGATGAAATCATAACCGTGTTTTCCATGAGTTTGCGCTCCTTTCCTTAGTTCAAGAAATCTTCGTCGGCATCGGTGGAGAAGTCGGACTCCGCACTTGCCTTGCCGCCGAGAGGTTCACCAGCGCGGATCAGCTGCAGATTGTTAAGGCCGCAGGCGATACCGCGATTACCGTTGCTGTTAAAGGCATACAGCGTGATGCTGGCTCTGCCGTAGACGCCGGAGTAGACCTCCGAACGGGTGAGCACCGGGTTCAAGTCCGCATCCACAATGCCGGGTGCTGTAGCGGAGTTGGCATTGATGAAGTAGGCGTTTGCGTAGGCAGGATCATCCGGGCGCTCTACATCACCGTCGCGCAGAGGCGTCTTGATGGAAGAAAGAGGCGGTACAGACTTGCTGTTGCCCTTGAGCTTGGATTCGCCCTCGGCATAGGCGGCTTCGATGGCTGCCTTGATCTTGGCGACAGTCTTGGTGTCGGACTTCGGGATGATGAGGCTGACGCTGTACTTCGGTGCGCCGCCGTTGATGCTCTTCGGTTCCCAGACGTTTGCGTAGCTCCAGCGGGTGTCCTCGCCGGTGATGACCTTCATGGGATTTTTTACTGTAGTGTTCTTAGACATAATCTTGTCCTCCTTAATTTTCACTGAAATCAGATTTTGCATTGTTCATGGCCGGACGCTTGTCACTCTCCGGCACAAGAGTGGGTTTGCCTTGCGGCTTTTCGATAAGACCAGCAAGGACTTCCTCAAAGCGGGCTTTGCCGAGGAGCTTTTGCATGGCGGTGACACCAAGGAGCTTCTGCTCATACGGATCAAAACCAGCCTTGGTGACTGCCGCAGCAACGGCAGCGTCGTTTGTGTACTTTCTGTTGGAGCGGCCCTCGACCAGCTTCCAACCAGACCACTCCTTGCCGCTGATCGCCTGCTGGAGCGCGTATTCCTTAATATCGGATGCCCATGTCACCAAATCGTCGACCTTGGAGAGAATGGCCTCCACGTCCTCATCGGTGAGCAATGGCGGCAGCTTGAAGTCATACTTCGCAAGCTCCAGATTGGCAGCGGCACGAGCGCGGCAGGCGCTCTTGGCCTTACAGAAACCGCACCATTCTCCGCAGAGGAAGTTGCCGTCACCGGCAAAGGCGAGATCGGCAGCAGGCTTCAGAACTTCTTCGGCCCAGCGATACAAGTCCTCTTTGGACAGTTCATAGGTGGAAAGGTTATCCCGGCGCGGCTGGTAGATCGTCATGCGGACGGTACTGATGTCGTAGATGTCATCAAACAGCTCCAAAGCACCGAGCGCGTAACACATCATCTGCGGGTTTTCCTCTGCGCTGACCAGCACGCCGAGACCATACTTAAAGTCGATGATCTGCAAGGTGCCGTCTGCGATGACGATGCAGTCAGCGGTGCCGAAGCCTTGTTCTACCCAGCGGGAGAAGTCGACGCGCTGCTCAATCAGCACTACCGGATCAAAACAGTTTTCCTTGGCGGTCTCGACCTGCTCCAGCACGTAGCTGGCATAGCCGGTGGCGCAGTCGTCCATTTCCTGATCGTAGTAGGTCAGGTCCTCCGTGGGATCGTCTGCATCCATGCCCAGCGCCGCCTTCAGCTTGTATTCACACAGGCTGTGGGCATCGGTACCTTCGGCAGCGTAGTCGCTTCCTTTATCCTCGTAGCTCTCGGAGAGCCTTGCGGACGGCGGACAGTGAATCCAGCGGTCTGACGATGATGCGGATAGTAATGCGTGTTTATTCGGCATGGTCCAGTCCCTCCACATCTTTTAAGAGTGCGCTGTAGTTCGCCGGATCGACGCCGGAGAGCTTGGTAGCACCGTACTTCTGAAGCAGGGCGCGGATCTCTGCCGTGTGACCTTTGCGGGACATATCCGCCAATACTGCGCGGACATCTTCCAGTTTCAGTTCCGGCTCCTTCGCGGGTGTGGGTTCAGCGGTTTCGGGCTCAGCGCTAAACTGCTTAG